AATTACGGACGATTTCCTGGGCAAGCAGGAACCGATGTTGTGCAATTCGGTGACCTATACGCTCGATCTCGTCTCAGGGCAGCAAACAGCACTGGGCTTCGTTGACGAGAAAACCTACACCCTTGACCTGACCAAACCTAAGACAAGCGAAACCGCGAACCCATCATCCACTAGCCACTGTAACGATTTTTTAACCTCGTCCGCGATCCTGGCCAGGTTCGTTGCTGTGATTCTCGACTGCTCGAAGAGCCAAAGTTTAGAGCCGTTCTCAAAGTCCTTGCCTTCGCTTCCAATCCAGCCCCGACGAAATCTCGCGTCAAGAACCTCATCTTTATTCGCGCGGCGCTCACCGAAGATACTGTAAAGGATGCTTGTGTCGAAAAAATCCGCCGTCTCGATATCGCCTTGCGCATCAAGATTGATGTCGTATAGCAGCGTTGCTGGATCTATCGTCAACACCGCGTCGGTTACCGCATTAACCGTCACGGCATCCAACCTTCTCGCTTGCAGAATTCGTAAGCCGTTAGGGGCCTAGGTGCCTCCATCGGATGGTGCTTTTGGTCGTAGTAGGATACCAATGTCCTCAGAACGTCGAGCTTGCCATGCTCACCAGTCCGATGAAACTCATCAGTCATCTCAAGTATTCGAACCTGGGCAGCCTTGTACTCTGCCTCGGTTTTTATGGGCTTATTTTTTCTATTCATATGTAGGTGTTCCACGTGGATCCAAAATCATACCGGCGGCCCTGTGTTAGGTTCTCCATGCGGATGAACATGCGTATCGCTAATATCCTTGCCATTGCTTGTCACAGTATCGCTCAGCGTCGTATCCCCCCTGACCGTCAAATCGCCATCGATAGTCACCAGTGGTGCGGTTATCGTGACCTCACCCGAGATGACGTTTATTTTACCCGTGCCACCGTTGCCTGTCTCGATATCGAGATCGCCATTCGAGCGCCAGATTATGAAAGCATCGGTCGGCGGATGATAAAAAGCGACCTCACCAGCTTCGAGTTGTGGCCTTCCTTTGGGCACCCATGCGATCACGCCACGGTTGTCCGGGTTTCCCTGAATAGAAAACATCACGCCAAAGGAATTCTCCGGCAGGTTTGCGTGGAGACCATAAGGAAACACCATCAGGGCGTCGGCTGGCTTGCCCAGGTATTCTATTTGTTGGACGTGGAACTTGGATGGATCGTCGAGACCAGGCTTTGTTACCCGAACCCACCGCAATAAACTGCGTATCATGCTCATTGCGCACCTGGCACTTGTAGAGGGCGTAACGCCCCACGGGTTCTCTTGGTTCCCCCCAAGTGGCCCGTGGCGGCGTTTTTTCTCGCGAGCCTATTAAAGGCTCCAGCAAGGCACCAAACCACCGCACAGGGCCATTGATCCGTCCTAAGCAGGTCTTTCACAGGACAAAATCGAGCGCTGTTTCGCTCGTCTTAGGTTTGGTCAGGTCAAGGGTGTAGGTTTTCTCGTCAACGAAGCCCAGTGCTGTTTGCTGCCCTGAGACGAGATCGAGCGTATAGGTCACCGAATTGCACAACATCGGTTCCTGCTTGCCCAGGAAATCGTCCGTAATTTGGTAGAGCTTATTGGTTCTCCATAGATCGCTATCGGGATCCGATGGATCGACCCGATACCCGTCCACGGTCACCGCGTAAATAAGCCCTCTAGCACGGCGTATATCGGCCTCCCATCGCGCTCGTGTTTTGTTTTGTGCGCTTGAATAAGGAACCTCGGAAACGAGAACCAGCTGTCGTCCAATTCTGATATTTGGATCAAAGGCTTCCCCAGTTTGATTAACGATAGTACCAAGTGAAACTTCACCGGCAAAATTCAATGTGTTTGGATTGAGTTGGGATACGAATTTATAGACGTTGAAACGACCAGTCGTATCAAAGCTAAAGCTCGCCGCTAAGATATTATTGTCATCTGATCCAATGATGTTTTGTAATGCGCCCGGCGCACTTTCCCCGGAATTTGTAGCAATAACTACATTCCCATCAGCGTCCGACGTGAGTAACACTTGGCGCTTGCGGCTGTATTGTTCCAGGAATGAAAAAGCACTATCCCCGGCTTCAATGGCAGCTAAATCCTCCGCTTCATTAAATGGATCTAACTCATCTCCATCGTCTCCATCGCTCAACTCCTCGCTAGTAAATGCTTTGGGACTAACTTCATCAATAACCTGTATATCTAGCCCTATTTGTTTCAGAACAATTTCAATCAATTGCTTCAGTGTAATTGGGGCTCGGATATCTATCGGCGAAAGCGTACTGTCGAGAAGGTCGCCGGTTTTATCTCGCCCTTGAATAAAAATAGTGTGGTCTGACGCGCTGTAGTCAACAGCGACGATCTCAATGCTTCCGGTTAACACCTTCTCCTCATCAACAATGACGCTACACGGCTCGCCGCCTTTGAAGGGAAGCGGCGTGCCTTGATCCGCCGTCGCCGCGAAGCTGAACGTGCTCGATAGCGCATCAAGCCGGAGCTCACAGCTGACCGACTCAAAATTATCGTACTGAACGCCATTGACTTCGAGCTTGATGGTCATGCGAAGGAACTATTTTATTGGGTGCGCAAGCTGAAAAAAACCACTAAACTCACTAAAGGCACTAAGACAACTAGTGCACTAATCATAGAATCCCAGGTTCTTGACTCAGCACCATAATCATGAATACCCCCATAATCAAAGAAATCCCGTAGACCTTCATTCTTACTTGGCTTGTTTTTCATTCGATCACCCTTCTACAATGTCTGTAACATTGCGTGTTTAATATACTGAAATTATTACACTTAAATGTAATGTCATGAATAAATGTCCGATCAAATGTCCTTCGTTGTGTTTTTCATGCTGTTAAAATATCAATATCGCCTTCAACGAAGGAAACATCCGTGATCCCGTTCAGCGCAATAATATCTTCTGCTGACTCCGACTCCGCGTAGTACTGGTAGCTCAACAGTCGTGCTGAAGTGATGTGGGTAAATACGGATATCACCTGCTTAGCCGACAAGCGCTGCTCATCGAAAAACTGCTGCACCACGATACGCATATCCGTCAGCGCGGCATTCACATCCTGGTTTGAATCCGCACTGCTTACGATGGCGTCATATTGAACTTCCAGTTCTTTCTCAGCGTCTTCTATTTGGATAACAGTTTCGAAGTCGATTTGAGCGACTGACACGTAGGCGTAGCTGAGGGCCTGCGCATTAACGGACTGGTTCAATATGACTGCGTTTTCTTCTCTTTCGATGAGTTCTGCGGTTGTTGTCGCAGCATCATCGTCATCATCGCCGAATCCAAACAAGTTGATGAATGATTTGGCCGTGTTTTCCGACGTGCCGAAAAGCCCGTCTATATTTCCGAATAGATTGCTAATGCTTAAAGCTAAATTATTGGGCGCAACAATTAACGAGTTTACGCTGTTGGAAAATTGACCGATGAAACTGTTGAACGAATTGATCTGATCTGATGCCGCGCCAATAAACGAGGTGGCGTCAACCGCCGCATCTATTATCTGGTTTATTTTATTTTGCGCTGCGATGAAATTATTCTGAAAAATACTGCTGACGCTAAAATTATCGGCAATGTCGGCTGTCGCTGCTGTATCTACAGCTTTCCTTAGCTCGGCTATTTGCGATAGCGCGGTCGAGGATTGAACAGGTATGCCCGTATCCGCGCTGGTCTCAAAAGTGACCGATATAACGGAACGTCCGAAGGCCGTAAAATTTTCATTAATGTTGTAGGTTGTCGCAACGACATTTTCTATACGGCCATAAAAAGGATGGATGAGAACACCAGTCCCTTTATTTTCTATCGCCTCGATTAACGTATCCCGATAGTCGAAGTAATCTTGCGTAGGCTCTTGGTTCGCAGCCGTCTTTCCAATATCCGAGACCAATATCTCAAGACTGTATGCTCGGGGTTGAAGCCCCAGGTCTTCGATGGTCTGCGTATCCCTGTTAGGGAACTCTTTTTTTATGGTCTTACGCCCACCTGTGACAGCGGCGGAAATAATTCGTATCGGGATCGATTTGAACGAACCCGACAGTATTTTATTTTCGTCAGTCATTACTAAAGGCGGAGTCTTCTCCCTACGCCCCTTCTAGGATCATGTTCATTCCAACATTTAAATTGTTGCGGTTTCCAGTGCTTTTTATTTTCGTGCTTTCAACAACTCTTTCTGGCGCGCGAAGACTGATGGCAATGTCGGTTTGAGAACGCGAAGTTGATGCCAGTGGCTGATTGATTTCAATAGGTGGCGCAGTATTCGTGTCTCCAAAGATAAACCTCGATGCCAAACCTTTCAAACTGGAAAACTTATCCATGACAGCCTGAATCGGCTTAACCGCAAAATCAATAATGCTTTTCCCGAACGCCGCAACAGAAGTCATCATGTCGGAGAACGCTAGTATTACGACATCCTTGAAGTCGAAGACCGACTCAATCATGTCTGAAAAAGACAGGATCACCTTATCCTTAAAGGCACTGATAGCTTCTATCGCGATTGTGATCCAATCGCTTATGGCCTGACCAGAACCCGTCCATGCCACAGTAAGGGCCACAACCAAAGCTGAAAAAACTAAGAGTGGGGCAATAAGAGAAGCGACCGAGGCCAACAATGCGCCAAATGCGAAAACCAAAGCACCCGCCACCACCACCACTGGGCCTAGCACCGCCAATATCCCAGCGAATATCACCAGCAGTCTAGTCACCTCTGGCTGCGCTTCTCCGAAAGCCGCGATTTTATTCTTCAGTTTATCCAGGAAGTCAGCGACAGTAGCAAAGACTTTCTTCAACCCAGTAGCTCTAACGATGACATCTCCAATTGCTCCCGCAACTAAATTAATATTGTCTGTCAGTGTAGACCAGCGTCCCGCTAACGTTTTCGATTGTTTTATTGTGCTCTCGAAAAACACCCCGCCCTTTGAGGTCATTTGATCAAATGCCTTTTGCATCAAACCAAAGCTCAGTTTCGATTTTGAAGCCAGATCGAAGATCGCATCCTCTGATACATTCATGGTTTCAGCCAGTACCTTAATAATGGGTATACCACGGTCAGAGAGTTGCAATATTTCCTCGGTCATCAACTTGCCTTTAGCCTTCGCTTTGCCGAAAATTGCGGCAAGGTCCGCTAATGGAGCATCCGTTCCTGACGCTATATCTCCAAGCTGGCGCAGCGTTGGCGTCATGTCTTCAATGGAAACCTGGAAAGCCAGTAATTTCTTTGTTGCCTGTCCGACACCCTCAAGCTGAAACGGTGTTGTGGCAGTAAACTTAGTTATGGTCTCAAGTAGTTTCCCCCCTTTCTCAGCACTGCCCGTCATCGTTTCAAAAGCGACGCCTAAGGTCTCTAGACTTGCAGATTGTTTTAAGGCAAATATCCCCAAACCGGCCAACGGCACCGTCAAACCCGCAGTAAGTTTCGCGCCAAACGACGCCATGCTTTTCCCTGCAGATTTCGCTTTCCTGCCAAACTTAGCCAAGCCATCTCCTGCTTGGCGTAGCTTTCGTTTAAGTCTATCTAGCTTGCTTGTTACACCGCCAACAGAGGATTTTATTTTATTCGCCGAACGTGAAAACCTGTCCTTAAGGTCTATGATAAAACTGACTTTATTTGCCATGACGAGCCTTCTTGATTTCGTTATCGCGCTCTTGGCTTATTTTATTCGCGATGTCTTGAAGCCTTAATAACTCGGTTAGCGACATAGTTTTAATGTCTCTATACGACAGTGCACCTTCAAAAAATGTCATCAGCCGAACAGCCTTCTCGAATATTACGTCTGCATTATCTCGAATACAGACGCTAGGATAAAAACTCTGAGGTACTCCCCCGTTATGCCCTCCAAATCTTTAAACGATAGTTTCGTAAAAAGAGTTTTATTGAACTTTATTTCACCGTCAATCAAGCACACATCGGCATTGATTAAAACATCTTTCGCCGTGGTTAAATATTTTCCGTAGTCCACGTCAGACATGGCCAGCATGGCCATGATAGCTGCGCCGCTAAGGTTGTCAGGGTCCGCTTGTTTTTCGTCATCCCCATCTTTGCTCTTTTCTTCATCTTCATCGGGACTAGCTACGGGTGTTTTATCTTTTGACGACGCTATGGCTTGCATAAATCCTTGCTTCAGCCTTGCGATAGACGAGATGTTTCCGACCGTCGGAGACTTCACGGAAACAAATGAAGCTGTTCGCATACCGCCCTCGAAGGCATACTCGAACGGGTCTTCAAGACTATAAATAATCTCTCCGTTCGTTTGTTGACTATCGTCTGTCATTTAACCGCACCTTTGATATCGTTCTATTACTGCGCCGGATTGCTGTTGAATTCCATTTCAATATTTCCGTCTGTCGCGGCACTTAATTCTGGGTCTTCGAGAAGAGCAGCCAACGTAAATAGTTTAGTGAAAGTAGAACCGATTGGTCCAAGAAGTTCAATAACGTTGTTGTTGAAATTCGCTTTCCACTGTCGCAAAAGCACGACATGCTTTTCCGTTGTTGGCATTGACATCTTGAAAATGCTGAATTTTGTGGACAAATCTATTGAAAATATCTGCCCTGCTTTGGCCTCCAAGCCTTATTTCAATATCCCCTTTGCCGATCTCGTTCCGATGCAGGTTCAACGCGGGTTTGACGACTCGGAGATTGAAGATCTAAAGGATAATGGCATCACGGTCATTGGCAACAATGTCGTTAGCAATACGGTGATCAGCGGCGAGGTCGTAACGACCTATAAAACGGACTTTGCTGGGAACCCAGACGTGACGTTTACCTTCCTCAATTATGTTGATACGGCAAGCCAAGCGCGCGAGTATTTTTTCAATAATCTGCGAGCGCGGTTCGCGCAATCCCGCCTTACCGAAGGGGATG